GTGACAAAGTATTTGACAAAGACAGACTTTAAGCATAAAGAGTATGAGCCGAAAATGTGTGTGAGTCCAGGTATTGGACGTGGATATATAGAAAGGATTGGTAAGAAGAAGAATAGATTTAATGAAGAAAAGACAGATGTAAGTTACATGGCGAGGAATGGGCAAAAGTATAGTATGCCGATATATTGGAGAAATCAGTTATGGAGTGAAGAAGAACGTGAAAAGTTGTGGGGATATACGTTGGATAAAGAAGAAAGATGGATTGACGGAGTAAAGATAGATTTGAAGTGGGATGATGCAGAAGAATTAGAAACAAGAGCAAGAAAACAAGCACAGATAAAAAATGATAGGTTGGGATATGGTAGCGATAAAAAAAATTGGAGTCAAAAGAGATATGAGAACGATATAAGAAATATGAAAAAGCTACAAAGAGATAGGAAAATAAAAGCTTATAATGAGGGGGCAGGTTTATTAAATTAAATGGCAAAAAAGCCATTAAAAAAAAATGTGTATATTTGTGAAAACACGGGTATTGATACGAATAATGTAGGAGCCCTACCGATAGGGGAGGGAAAGATAAGAAACCCTTATGAATAAAGGGCTTAGGGATAGAAATTTGTTATTAAACATAGTATAAATTATAGAACAAATAGAACGAATCTAAATAAGAAGTTTACAAATGTATACACAAAGGGTAAAATTAAGTAGAGAAATACAAGACTTAGAAAGAATGGTTAAAGTGTTGAATCATAGATTGGAAGAATATAATAAGAGAATTGAAATAAAGAAATCAGTATTGTATAATATAGATTAAAATGGAAAAAAAAGAAATATGTTGGTCGGTGGAATGGTTGAAAAGATGGGGTCAGAATTGGAAGAAATAGTATTAGTAAGAAAATATTATGACCTAGATAAGTGGGAAGAAAAAAGAGTATTAGGAAAGTTAGTGATAAAAGGAGTAATAATAAGAACATTGGAAAATAGAAATTACATGGTTAAAGCGGGAAAGTATAAGATGGTGTATGAATATAGTCCGAGATTTAAAAAAGAACTATGGGAATTGAAAGATGTTCCAGGAAGAACAGAGATAAAGATACATAATGGACGGGAGACAAGACATAGCAGAGGGTGTATATTGGTTAAAGACGTGGATAGTGTTCATAGGTTATTGGATAGTAAGAAAGAGTATAATATTAATATTAAAAATGAATAAAATTATGTTAAAAGGATTAGCAAAGAAATTAGGAAGAGTATTAGCGCCGATAGTATTAAAGGAGTTGATAGTAGTACTAGAAGAAATAATAAAAGTTGACATCAACCAGGATGGAAAAATAGGTAAATAAGTATTAATAATTAAAAACAATTAAAGTAAAATGAACAGCGTAAAAAGTTTTGAAGAAAAAAGTGCAGAGCAAGTATTGGAAAAAGAAGCAACCCCGTTAACAAGACATGATGTAGAAGATAGCCCGTTCGTGGTTATTGGAAACGATGAAAATGGATGGGTTGGAACTATGGGAAAGTATAGGCTTACAGAAGAATTTAAAACGTTAGATGAGTGTAAAGAAGATTTAAAAGAAATTACATGGAATCGAATAGTGCAAGTGTTAGTATTAATTAATCAAATAAATGAAGTAAAAGATGAGCAGTAGTGTAAAATTAGGCGGAGAGCGTCTAGGAAGTGGAAAAAAGAACAAGTATATAACAAAGACGTTCGAAAGAAGTACGCATAACTTGAGTTATATATGGAGAAGTAGTATGAGTGCGGGTACATTAGTACCCTTTATGAGTGAGGTAGGTTTACCAGGTGATACGTTTGATATCAGTTTGGACTGTGACGTAAAGACGTTGCCGACCATCGGGCCTCTATTCGGGAGTTATAAAGTGCAGTTAGATGTGTTTGAAGTGCCAGTAAGATTATTTCAAGGGAAGTTACACTTGAATAAGTTAGAGTTAGGTAGAGAAATGGATAAAGTGCATTTGCCTCAAGTGAAGTTGACGCATGCGTATAAAAGTCAAGATATATATGATGATAATAGTCAGATAAATCCGAGTTGTATATTTAGTTACTTAGGAATTAGAGGTTTAGGAAGAACAAAAAATGAAGCAAATGGTATAATAAACAGAGAATTTAATGCAGTCCCCTACTTAGGATATTGGAGCATATTTAAAAATTATTATGCAAATAAACAGGAAGAAAATGCATATGTAATACATACAAAAAATGGGAATACAAATATTACGACAACGAGTCAAGATGTTAAATGGGAACAAGGTAATTATAATTATATTGGTAATAATGCAATTACGGGTTCAGCTGGAGATATAAAAGAATTAAGGTTTCGATATGACCCTGAAAGTGCAACGGGAGAAATAGATTTTTATAAAGCAAAAGTAAAGTTTAGAAGTGGAAACGCACCATTAGCGATACAAAATGCAAGCGATTTGTTCGAGAGTTATAGATATGAATGGATAGATGGATATTATTATTTAATATGTTATGATTTTAAAGGGTTAGACCCGGAAGACTTAGAAAATACAACGCAGTGGCAGAAATATAGTACAACACAAGAAAGTACAGTGCCGTATGCAAATGATACAACAGAGTTAGAAGAATTTCCGTTAGTGAATATTGATGAGATGACAATGGATTTGTTAACAGATGTAAGAAATACGGGTAGTTATGAAATAGATAGTGCGTCGAGAACGCCGTATAGTTTACCATTGAAAGTAGAAAATGGAGCTAGATGTATGATTGGAACGCAAGAGGGATTAGCATTGAAAACATACCAAAGTGATAAGTTTAATAATTGGATAGATACGGAATGGATAGATGGGACAAATGGAGTTAGTCAAGTGACGAGAGTTGGAACAGATGTAGACGGAAGTTTCACAATTGATGCATTGAGCTTAGCGAATAAAGTATATAAGATGTTGAACAGAATCAACATGAGTGGTGGTAGTTATAATGATTGGATAAATGCAGTGTATAGTCATGATACAGTGAAGAAAACAGAGAATCCAGTGTACCATGGAAGTTTGATAAAGGAATTAGCATTTGAAGAAGTGGTAAGTACGGCAGAAACAGAAACAAGTGATACAGACCATGCATTAGGAACATTAGCGGGACGTGGAAGATTAACCGGAAAGCATAAAGGTGGAAAAATGATAGTGAAGTGTCATGAACCGTGTTATGTAATGGGAATTGCGAGTATTACGCCGAGAGTAGATTATAGTCAAGGGAATAAATGGGATACGAATTTAAAGACGTTGGATGATTTACATAAACCAGATTTAGACCAAATAGGATTCCAAGATTTGATAACAGATGAAATGGCGTGGTTTGATACAGAAATTGACCAAAATGATGGAGATAAAATTGGATTTAGTTCAGTTGGAAAAGTGCCAGCGTGGTTAAATTATATGACGGCAGTGAATCAGACAAGAGGGAATTTCGCAGAGGGAAATAAAGAGATGTTTATGACATTGAATAGAAGATATGAAGCGACGAATGAAAGTGGTAAAGAGGGTATTAAAGATATTACGACATATGTAGACCCGAGTAAGTTTAATCACATATTTGCAGATACGAATTTAGATAGTCAGAATTTTTGGACGCAGATAAGTGTAAATAACACCGCTAGAAGAAAGATGAGTGCAAAAGTAATACCTAACCTATAAAAAAGAAAGAAATGGGATATAAAGTGCCTAAAATGGCGAAAACAATAGTAAATGGAGTACCTAAAGTATATGGGGAAACAATAGAAGAGAAAGTAGAGCGAGTGGTAAACAATGGAGAACCGATTGAGGACGGGGCGCCGAATGTATACACGGAGCGAAAACACGGAGTATTAGCGGAACATGATATTCGAACGGATAGATGGGAAGTGGCTACTGATGCTATGGATTCAGTGCAGAAAAGTACAAAGGCTCAAAGAGAGAAGAAAGGGATTACTAAAGACAACATTGTAAAAGATGAAGTTAAAGAGAGTAAAGACCAAGGTAAAGTGAGTAATGGAGAGTAGCGA